TTAGAAATCTATACATTTGTCTGTATTTTCTAATTTAATCCTAATTTCTTCGATAGTGCCTTCCACAGCCCTCACACACATACTATCGTGTTCTGCCATATTAAATGTAATTACTGTCGTTGTGTCGTTATAGGGGTGAATGCATGCAACATGTTCAGGATTAATATAAATATCCTTATCATGTTGTGCTAACTTAAATTTTATAAATTTCGCCATGTTAAGAGTTTTTTAATTTTTATTTATTCAATATTTCGAGATTGTTTTCACCAAAAACAAGTTTCAATACTTGTTCCTTTTTGTCTTTTCTTAATTTGATTTGTAAAATAGCTTCTACAGATTCATCTTCTTTGGGAGATACTTCGCTGATATGAATATACCTTTCAGGAAAAGTAAGAAGATAAAGCACATCTTCCTGTAAACATTTTGCGATTATCTCAAGTTCTTTGACTTTTAATTCTCGTTTCCCATTTTCGATATTACTAATAACGGAAACGTCAACACCAAGTGCATCAGATATAACATCTTGATTTATACCTTTTTGCAATCTTATCCTTTTTATATTTTCTGCTACATTCATATAATACAATATAACTATTTGTGAAACAGTAGCTTATGAGATATTTGATTGTTTATTTGAGGATATCTCATGTTTTACTTGTAATTATCACAAATTTATTGTTGTTTTGTGGTATAAAAATGAATAAAAGATATGGAAGAAAAAACAGTAAAAAGTATGAATCTTGCACTTGAGCGCCCGACAGAGCGTCTTTACGTGCTAATTCCAGAGGAAATGGAACGTTTGCTGAATGAAAAAGCAAAGGAAATGAATACCAAAATAGCTCACATCGTCCGATTGGCTATTGCAGAATACCTGAATAAATAACCCTTAAATCTCACAATTATGCAGACTGATACACCCATTCAAAACAAAGAAATCCGGCAAACATATCAACCGGTTATATGCTATCGGGAGGCTTTCCCAAAAGAAACCGAAGGGGATTATTCATTTGTATATAAAACAGAAATTTCAACATCTGACTTAAAAGTACTTAGTCCCTTTTTAACCCCTAAAATATGTGCTGAATATGGTATTTATCCGTTAGTGAGTTTTAGTCATGTCAGTAACTCTAAAGCGAGAATAACCGGAGCCACTGAAAATTATCCCATTTTCAAATTACAACATGGAGGCTGGAGCCAAATATATCAACCCTTACATCCCAAAAAGCAATACCGTATTCTCTGTGTTGGTAACAAACCTAAAAACTATGTTTATGGACTGAATGTGTTAACCCAAAAGTTTAAAGCTTTCCAAAAAGAGCAACAGTATAAAAATTTCCAAAAGCTTCCAGCAGCAATATTATGTAACGGTTTACGTGATGCCCTTCATTTGGCGAGTTTAGGTTATTATCCACTTTGGCTAGGTTCTGAAACCTCCAAATTGACGGAAGAACAGTACGGTAAGATTATGCAATGTGTTGAAGAACTTTACATCCCTCATAATATTGCGTTAGGCTCAATCCGGACAAACTGTTTTTCTAATTTAAAAAAGCAGACAAACAAGAACATAAACAAAAAATCCCGCTTGTGATTGGAGAGTTTTTAATGACGAAACTCATAGCCAAAAAGTAATCGATCTTGCAATTATGATTGCCAAAGAAGAAAAAGAAAGAACAGAGAAAGCCAAAAACGAAATTGCAGCACTCTGATGAGAAGAATTTTAGATCAATATCAACCCTTTAAAATTTAGTTATGTCAGAAATAAAAAGTATACCCGTAAAGGTTGTCATCGAAGATGTAACAGGAGAGAATGGAGGCCTTATTTGGGAGTTGAATCGTGTTGGCGTGGAAGTTGGAGATATCAGAACCGGACTTTATAATCCTGAGAATAAATCAGTTCAGTTTTCAATAGGTTGTAACGACTGTTCTGTTTGGGTTAGAGAGACTTGCAGACTTTTAGAATCTTAATACTAACAAAAATCCCGCTTGCGGTTGGGGAACTTTCAGCGGGATTAAATTTTATCAATCATGGAAACAAATTTAGGACAAATTGGCCAAAGTGCCAACATTCCGGCCGGGATATTTTCCGGAACCGAAATATTCACCCACAGCGGGGAAATATATGCGATTTACAACGGATCACGCATTTTATTCCAGGATTTACCCAGTATGGAGAAACGCAATTTTGTAGAAATGTACATGAAAGACAAAGAAGGTCAGGAATTCATCCGGAAACAATTCGGGATCACCGGTTTTGAGTCCGGATTTAAACAATGGCTTTTCTGCAAGTTTGGTTCCCTGGACGGAGACCCGGACTCCATCAATGGACAGATCACCCCTGACATCTATAATTCAGCATGTCAGCGAACCGATTGTCCGGGTCGTGGAAAAATATGCGGCAGCGATATCTCATTAAAAAGTCACGAAATTGCAACCCTCCGTGAATTGAAATCCGGCAAAACAGCCAAAGAGATTGCAGCCTCTTTGTGTATCTCCGAACCTGCCGTCAAAAGCCGGATCGAAAAACTAAAAGACAAGTTTAATGTAACCAATGCCGTTGCGCTCATCGGAATAGTTACAGAATTAGGAATATAGTCTGTGTTGAGTGACCTCCGGATGCCGCACCGGGGAAAGTCCAAAGCGGTGAGTTCTTTCACAAAGTCCCGGCCGTAGCGTCATGGCCGGGACACCCTCCGGAGAAGATCGCAGGTGCGTAATATGTAAGGACAACGGCTATCGCGCGAACAGCTGACAGAAGGTTATCCGGGTTCGAATCCCCTCTCCGGTCAATTAATTCCCAACATCAAAACATGAAAAAGAAAGAACAACACTACCGCGTCTCTGACTTTGAAAACGCCATCCGGAAATCGGATCTCAATATCCTGATTTCAACAGTCAACTATCTTCCTGATTCTCTCCATGTAAAAGAGATAGTCGGATTTGTCGAGCAAAATAACCGGGGCATCCGGGTAACCTGGAATAATAAAGGAGAAGCATTTGTCGCGAACGAGAAAGCTCCGGAATTTGACATTAACCTCTAAAACTTTAACCATGAATAAAAACAGAAGAAAAAGAATAGCAGATCTGCGTGAGCGGATTGATATCATAAAAAACGAGTTGGAGGAAGTAATGGAAGAAGAGCAGGACGCTCGGGATAACCTTCCCAATAATTTACAGGATTCTGAAAAAGCTGAAAAAATGGATGATACTATCGGTTCGATTGAATATGCGATTGGAAATTTAGAGGAAACTATCGAGAATCTGGATGAAGCAGTAAGTATTTAACTAATTGAATAAATATGAGCAGAAAAAATAGCTATCTAACAGTTACTGATCAGTTCTGTGGTGCCGGCGGATCATCTCAGGGTGTCCGGAAGTTGTCCCGGAAAATTGGTGGTGGGTTTGAGGTGAAACTGGCAATGAATCATTGGCGATTGGCAATTGAAACACATAATACAAATTTTCCGGAAACGGAGCATGATTGTGCCGACATACAAGCAGTTGACCCTCGACGTTATCAGAGTACGGATATACTAATCACTTCTCCTGAATGTACAAATCATTCCTTAGCCAAAGGCGTGAAAAGGAAATATCAGCAAACCAATACGCTTTTTGGTGATCTGACAATCGACCCCGCAGCCGAAAGATCTCGTGCAACAATGTGGGATGTTCCCCGATTTGCAGAGATTCACAATTACAATTTAATCATTGTAGAAAATGTTGTTGAAGCTCGACTGTGGATTATGTGGGATGCCTGGCTACATGCTATGCACAATTTGGGATATAATCACAAATGTGTATATTTAAATTCGATGCATGCTTTGCCGACTCCACAAAGCCGGGACAGAATGTATATTATTTTCTGGAAGAAAGGGAACAAAACACCTGATTTAGACTTTTGCCCAAAGGGTTATTGTTCTTGTTGCGGTAAAGAGGTTGAGTCTGTACAAAGTTGGAAGAATCCTAAAAAGAAATTTGGTAAGTACAGACAACAATATGTATATCGTTGTCCCAGATGCATGAATGAAGTGGAGCCCTACTATTATTCGGCATTTAATGTGATTGATTGGTCAAAGCCAGGAGAGCGAATCGGAGACAGGAAAAAACCTTTGGCGGCAAATACAATAAAACGGATAGAATGGGGCTTAGAGAAATGTGCAGATTCAAGTTTTGTTATTTATACTGACAATTCTAGTATGCTCAATCGCGCTTCCGGTATTACCGATCCGATGTATACACAAACTACTCGTCAGGTAGCCGCATTAATAACAAAAGGTTCTTATGGAGGAAGTGTTGAGCCGATAACTTCACCAGAATACACAATGACACCCCAGCATAATTTTGGAGTTGCAGGAATACCTATGCTGATTGACGAACACAACAAAAACGGCAAAAGTCGCCCTCTGTCAGAGCATGTATCGACCATCCTTTCAGGAGGTAATCATCACGGATTTGTAGGTATTCCGATGATAATAAAGAACTACGGAGGTGGTTTTGATCCAAAGAATGCACCAATTCCTGTTGAAAAAACATTAGGGACGCTTACAACAGTAGATTCTCATGCTCTATTGGGAATACCCTTTATAGTTGAAAACAGAGGTCAATCCAATACAAGAGATATCAACCAGGCAATGAGTACTCAAACTTCTATGATAACGCATGGAATTGCTTCTACAGAAGCCGTAAATGCTTTCCTGGCTTATTACTATGGAAATAATCAGGCATCAGGAATGTTTGATCCTGTTGGAACAATTCCAACAAAAGATAGAATAGCCCTCGTTTTATCTGCCCCGAAAAATATAGATATAAACGATTGTACTTATCGCATGCTCTTTCCGCATGAGGTTCAGGCAGCAATGGCATTCGACTCTGACTATATTGTTTGTGGAAACGGGAAAGAGAAAGTAAAGCAACTAGGGAATGCGGTTACGCCTCCAGTGATGGAATTGCTCCTGGAAAGAGGTGTTGAAACGTTTTATTAAACCTCAACTATTTAACAATTTGAATGCAAGGTATATGAAATCCCAAAAAAAGAAAGGCGATAAAATGGCTGAAATAGTTGGTGATGCTTACGATGAAAGATATGTGGACAAGGCAAATGTTATTGCGTCTGCACTTTGGTTGTTGGCAAAATCAACGAAATGGGAAGAAGATGTAAAACAGATTATTCTTGCTTGCTCTCCGCGATTTTTTAAAGAAGATATTTAACGATAACTTTAACGATTTGAAGTATGAAAAGACAAGTTTTAGAAATAGATAAAATGCAACACCTGAATGAATTAGGTGTCGACATAAATAAGGCAAGTATGTGTTGGATTAGGGAGCCAAATTCAGACAAATATCACGCGGTGCCTCACGATGAATTTTGTTATGAAATGTCCTGTCTGGCTCCGATAGCCACCTTCACCCTTCTGGATATTATAGAATTAATACCGCCACGCTTAAAGGAAAAATATGTTTTCCACATTCACAAAGTTGGTGATCATTATCATTTAGAATATAGTTATCCAGGGTGTGATGCAACACTTCATACCTCTTATTCCCACAATCTTTTGGACGCAGCTTATGATATGTATGTGTGGTATTTAACTAAGTATAAAACCTCTAATTTTTAACGATTTGAATGAAACGATATGAATAAAAAAGAACTTACGAATACAATAAAACAGTTAGCCTTTCATTACGGAGAAAGAGTTACCTGTGAATGGTTATCTCCAGATGGTTGTGATTGGATTGAATGGAAAAATGCAGAAATCAACACTCTTTTCCTGGTTGATTTAGAAAAAGGCTACATCCGCAATATACAGATTTCAGATCAGTATTCAGATATACTCGGAATGGTCGTAGCTAATTCTCAGAATATAGCAGAATTGGCAGAGAGGTTGACCCCCGGCAATGTTTCCCATGATGGGAGGACGATACTTGGGATTGCTCGGCGAAATGCCGAATATTTTAAGAATTTAACGATTTGAACGATGGACGATAAAACATTAAAGAAAGCGAACGAGATTGCTCAAATGATAAGAGAGAATAAAAGTGCTTTATGTTGTTTTGAATGGGAGGAAGAGTATGGTGGAGGTTCTCGTAATCCTCAATTAATTATAGAATTTGATGATTCCGACGGAAGAGAACAACAAAAAATTCCGATGGTATTAAGCGATATTCTTGTCGATATGATAAAACAGGCAATAGATGCCAATTTATCTGTGCTAAAATCGGAATTTGAAAGTTTATAATTTAATTCTTTAACCTACTGAATTATGGAAAACATTGATCGCAACTGGTATTCTCCGGAAAGCCAAAAACAGGACCGGGGAATCTGCTCAGAAGGTTCTCGATAAAATGAAGGCATTAGAAATAAAATTCTCCTCTCTTCGGGAGAAAGTTATTGAACGTACAGATTTCGGAATCCGGATCAGGTATATAAAAAAGGAGGAGACATGAATTTCAGTGAACATCGTTTAACCGATTGGGCCTGGCAGGAATTATACCGGGCACAATTAGGCGAGAACACCTATAACGAGTATTTCAACTCTGTTTGGATGGCTCTCGACCGATTACAAGAAAACGAGTATTACGATATAGCTAAACAGGTCAAGACGGAAAATCGTGACCTCTTTATAAAAATCTGTTGCCAGTACGTGATGACACATAAAGAATATGAATTTAGCAGTGATTACACTAAAATAATCAGAAGAGAATGTTTTATACTAACCGAAAACACTGGACAACGGCAGAAGAAAACTTCGTAACAGAAAACGCTGATAAAATGACCACAGCCGAAATCGCCAGGAAGATAAACAGGACAGAAGTAGCTGTACAGCAATATATGCACAGAAAACGGATCAACCCGTATGAAAAGGTTGTCCGTAACCTGGTGCGTGAGATTTTGACAAAGAAGTTTACAAATCCGGAATATTTCAACCCGAACCGGTCATTTTATGATTCGGTGGGTATCACACAAAAAAGATGGTGGGATCTGTACTACGGACGTAAACCCATTTCAGACAATGAATATAAAAAGCTATCATCACATTTCGGAATAGAACTGGATGATATAATCGTGAACGAACAATTAAATCTATTCGATAATGCAGATTCCTCCGGAGATAATTGATAAGATCCGCCAGGCTGCCGATATCGTCGATATTATCGGCAGTTATATAACTTTGAAAAAGAAAGGTGCAAATTACTGGGGACCTTGCCCTTTTCATTCCGAAAAAACAGCCTCTTTTAGTGTCAGTCCGGCAAAGCAAATTTTTAAATGCTTTGGTTGCGGCGAAGGTGGTAATGTATTTACTTTCCTGCAAAAATATGATGGTCTTAGTTTTCCGGAAGCTGTCCGGCAGCTCGGGAAAAAATATAATATTGAAATTCCTGAAAATGAACTGACCCAGGAAGAACTTGAAAAAATCCACCGCCGGGAATCTCTTCAGGTTGTTCTACGTGCAGCAACTCATTTTTTCCGACAACATCAGACTGACAAAACCGCTGAAAAATATCTTACCTCCAGAGGCTTTACCTCCGGAGATAAGATCCTGGAACAATATCACATTGGCTATGCTCCTGCCAGCAATAAGCTCCGGGATGAATTGCAACGGCAGGGGTACGACCTGCAATTACTTCAGGATAATTCCCTGATAAAAGACGGGAAAAACGGACCTGAAGATAAATTTCAGGACCGGATAATGTTCCCGATTTTTAATCTCACCGGAAATCCGATCGGATTTCAGAGCCGACGCATCAATGACGCTTTGACCAAGATACCGAAGTACTGCAACTCTGACAATAATGAACTGTTTTGCAAAGGTTCGATTATATTCGGCCTTTACCAAGCCAGAGGAGCTATCTCCCGGGAAGATAAAGTGTACTGGGTAGAAGGACAATTCGATGTACTGACATTTGTAAAGGCTGAAATTCCGAATACAGTTTGTGGCTCCGGCACAGCCATGACCGAAGAACAGATTCGGACACTGCTGCGTTTTACGCGCAATATTACGTTGATCTATGACGGTGACAATGCCGGACAGGAAGCTGCACAGAAAAATATTACTGCCTTAATCGAACAGGGCGCAATTGTCCGGTGTGTGAAATTACCTACTGGTGAAGATCCGGATAGTTTTGCCCGGAAAATGAATCCGGCCGACTTGAAAAAATACCTGAAAAAGCAGGAAAAAGATTTCGCCAGTTTTCTGGCCGAATTAAACGAGCCTCATTTCCACGATCCGGAATTGAAAGAAAAATGCCTGGAGGAAATATGTCGGCTGATCGCATTTCTCCGGAAAGAATCCCTTCAGGCTTCATACATTAAAAATATCGCAAAAATATTCGATCTGGATGAAAGCATTATCTGGAGTAAAATCCGCGAAACGGTCAAATCTCTTCCGGCAGAAGCTTATATTAAAGATGGTTTCTACGGAATCGATGAATCCTTGGAAATGCTTCAGGACAACCCCGGTAACTGTATTCTAACCGGAAATTTCGAACTTTTCTCAAAACACTACGGGAATGATCCGGTCGTATATTTTTCAGGACAGGTCCCGACCGATCAGATACAGAATTTTCAACGTTTCATTGACAATGTTGAGTTTCAGGATAATTATGCCCTGAACTTTGACGATAAAAAAGAATCGAAATCTTTACTGTTATTAAAAGCCCTGTTTCGAGCAGGCGTTGCTGTCACTGTTCTCTCTCCGGAATCCGGTGCTGTCGGGTTTGCACAATATTATGTGAAAATGTACGGCAGCGTAATGGACAGTGCAAATGAGACACAACGGGCTGTTTATGTTGATCGGTGTGCTGAGCTGATATCATGCGCCGGAGAAACTGTCCGTACAGTTATGGCGAATTCATGGGCTTCCAGTCTTGGATTGAAAATCGCACAATATAAAGACATCCTGAAACCTTATCTGGAAAAACGCCGGAGTAAATCCGCTATAAACACCCAGCGGATTGATGTCGATGATTTCCTCATTGCTTACGATCCGGAAAAAATCCCGGAATACGTCGAGGAAAACGAGGAATACAAAAGAATTTACCGTCGTTACGGCTTTTTTCCACTCCTGAACAAAAAAAGCGAACCGGTATGTTATATGTTCCGCAACGAGAAAGGGGGACATATCCAGGTTTCTGATTTCTACATGACTCCCCTTTTACATATTTACGATCAGGATTCTGAGTTCAACAAACGGGTTATAAAAATTACCCGGCTATATTCTCAACAGCCTCTCTATATCGAGGTGAAAAGTAAAAGCCTTGCTAAACTTAGCAGCTTCGAAGAGATCCTTCTGAATGAGGAAGCCTTGAATTTTGAAAATGGTAACGATACATATTTCAAAAAGATCCGCCAGGCTATGAGCTACAATTATACCAAATGTACTGAGTTAAAAGTATTCGGGCAACAATCAGAAGGTTTCTTTGCCTTTGCCAATGCTATATTCCACAAAGTCGAAAAAGAATTCCGGATCGATTACGCCGACGATCTCGGAGTCATGACGCACGATGATGAAAACTATTATAGTCCTGCATACAGCAAAATATACTCCGGTCTCCGGAAAGATTCCGACAAATATGAACAACACCGGTATTTCATTTTTAAAGACATCCCGGTAGAAAAACAATGTTCCTTCCAGGAGTGGGCCAGTCTGATGGACGAAGTATATAAGATCAATCACAATGGCAAATGGGCCGTCATTTATGCAATTATGTGTACCTTCCGGTCAGATATCCACGCCATTGACCGATTATTTACCTCCTTATTTTTCGTCGGGCCAACCATGTCCGGGAAAACCCAGATCGCTATCTCCATCCGCTCCCTTTTCGTAGATCCCAAAGCTCCGTCCTTTAATTTAAACTCTGGTACCGATGCCGCCTTTTTCACTCTGATGGAAGGTTTCCGGGATATTCCTCAGGTCCTTGAAGAATACAACAATAAGAGCATTACGGATGCGAAATTTCAGGGCCTGAAGGCAATCACTTACGACGGAGACGGGAAACAGAAACGGAAAGGGATAAACGACCGCGATCTGGATACCAGTAAAGTGAACAGTCCAGTCATTATTCTGGGTCAGGAAACCCCGGAACGGGACGACAACGCCCTGATGAATCGCGTAGTACTATGTGAAGTCCCCAAACGGACAGAAGAATATACTGCCCGGGAGACTGAAGTATTTCAACGATTGAAAGATTCCGAAAAGACCGGACTTTGCAATGTTCTGTTTGAGATTTTGAAGCTACGTCCGATTGTACAGGACCACTTTAAACATCTTGAGCGAACCACAAACAAGGAACTGACCGACGCCGTTCTTTCTGGAGGGGATGCTTCAGGCGACATGGTCCGGATTATAAAAACAGTCTCCCTGTTCCTGACAATGTGCCGTCTTTTAGAAACATATGCTCCGCATCTTCAATTACCCTTTACATATCAGGAATTTTTTAACCTGGCTAAAGACAAGGTTAAATGGCAAATAGAACTGATCAGTCACTCTGACAAACTAGCCGGATTCTTTAAGGCTATTGAGGTGATGATAAATACCGGGACTATAAAAGAAGGACGCGACTACGATATCTCCCAACCAGGAAAATTGACATTAAAAGCTTCAGGTGGAGAATCGGCTCAGGTCAATCTAAAAGCCGACGAAAAAATCCTGTTCATCCGCTTGGCCAATTTATTTACCTATTACGCAAAATCGTCCTACAATACAGAAAGTGCAACACAATCGACTATCGAACAGAACTTACGGTCAAATCCGGCCTATATCGGTGTTGTCAGCAGCCGGAAATTCCGATGGAAAGAGGTCGAAGAAGTGCCGAAATCTGAAGTAAGCGGCAATATGGAAATGATCCGGATCATGAGAGACAGGATACAAACAACTTCCTGTATTGCCCTAAACTACGATATATTCCGGAAGTATTTCGATATCGATCTGGAACGAAGTGCACCTCCTGAACAACCCGAAACAACTGAACTGAAAGAAAGACAGCTTTGTGAAGACAAAGTACTATTCTAA